ACTTTAACGCCTTCAAAAACTAATCCAAATGTCGGAGAAGATGTAACAGTAAATGTAACTGGAGATACTGGAGGAACTCAATATAGACTTTATACTTCTAATATCCCACGTTGGGTTTCTACATATAATGGAGGAGCATCAAACCTTGAAGATTTTGCTATATTATACAACGAAAATGAGCTTCCTCCTGCCGGAAGTACCTATACATACTTTACCGAAGCAAGAATACCTTTTACGAGCGGTGGAACAAATCAGTGGATATTTACAGGAGACTCTTTTAATATAACAACTTCCTCAATTACTGGCCCGAACGCATTTAATTTTACAGATGTTTCGAATGCAAACCCTGGTGCAACCTATCAAAGCTCTGTAGCTCTTGCTGGAATTACTGGAGGAACCGTATCCGCTTCTGTAACTTCCTCAAATGGCACAGGAAGAATATCACTAAACGGAACAACTTGGACTACAAGCCTTTCCGGAATAACAAATGAGACTCTTTATGTTCAGCTTCAAGCTTCTTCAAATTTCTCTTCTACTACTTATGCAGACGTTACAGTAAATGGAGAATCTGACAGATTTAATGTAACTACTGTAGCATCTTCGGGCGGAACTACGATTCCTGATGTGCCTACAACCGACCATGGATTAGAAATTTTTGGGCCAAATGGGACTTCTAGAGTATTTTCTCCAAGCTATCGATTTGGAAATACAAAGGGAGTAATATCACACTTTCTTGATGCACAGGAAACAGAAGTAGTAACAGTTCCAGGAGCTTCTGGTATTTCAAGTTATATAGTATTGGTAGTACTTGATGCACAAGGAGTAATCGAAATTACCAAAAACAATACACAATATACAGTAAAAAATACCTCTACAAACCCTTTTGAACCTGTAGCTGCGGCTACGCTTCCAATACTAATAGGATAATACTATGACTTATGGGCTAAAGGTTTTCGGAGGAAACAATATTTTACAGATTGATTCTGACCTTGGAATGAAAGGGCTTCAAGTAGTTGAAGCAAATACCGCATCTTTTTTGTCAGGCCTCCCTTTATATAGTGATTTAATTTTTATGAAAAAAGCTCCTTCAACGTCTTATATTTGTTTAGAAAGAAACTACAGCACAGGAGCAGCAAATTTTAAAGTCGGAAATACAGGATCTTTGATTTCAGTAAATTATGTAGTATGTAGAACAAGCACTGACGTTACAACTACTGGAAATTATGGCCTGCAAGTTTTTAATCCTTCAGTGGTGGCTTTCGATTCAAGAGGTTTCACAGCAAACAACGGAATTACAATAGTAGATAATGTCACTGCAAGAAGTTTAACAAATGGTGGTTTAATAACAAGTGATTTGACTCAATATGTGCTTATGAACTGGACATATTTTACAAATACAAACAACTTTGCAGGAGTTTCTGTAGACTCTGGAGGCTATCGATTTGGCCGAAGAGTAAATGGAAGTTACACGGGAACAAATACTTCAGAAATTCCTTTAGCAGAGATTTTTACCTAAGAGACGATCGTTATGGCAACAGTAAAACATTTAGCAAAAATTAAACCTTCAGGGGAAATAAAGAATATTATTCTTGGGCCCGCAGAGCTACCGCCTGAAGGTTTAGATGAAAACGGGGATACAATTCTTTATATTTATGAAGATTTACCAGACCCTGCACTTTTTATGGAAAGAAATTATTATGATTTTAGCGTCCCCGCTCTGGTTTTAAGGCCTACGAAACCAAATCCTTTTGGATACTGGACAGGAGCATCTTGGGCTTGGGATGAAGAATCTTTTCTTAACTATATTCGAGAACTTAGAAATGAAAAACTTACTAAAACAGACTGGACTCAAGTAGTTGATGCCCCTTTAACAGAAACAGAAAAATTAGAAGCTCAAACTTATCGACAAGCTCTTCGAGATATGACAATACCAATCCAACAGAATCCTCAAAATTACCCTACAGAAGCATCAATACCTTGGCCAACTCCTCCAAGCTTCTTGAACATAGAAATTTAACCCTTGACATAAAAACCTCACCAGAGTATAATTAACCCATGTCTAAAGAACTCACTACAATTTCACCAGAAGGACTTGAAATTGCGAATTGTTATCTTCAGTTCGGGAATATTCGAGCAGTAACGGATTATCTACAAGTTCCTGAGAACAAAGTTGTAGATATTTTAAATAAGCGCGAGGTCAAAAAGTATATTGACAACGTGTATTTAGACATGGGTTATCGAAATCGCAATAATATCGCAGCGGTTTTAGACGAAATGATTGCATCCAAGCTACAAGAAGCTCAGGAAAGCGGGGTTTATTCCAATAAAGATTTAGCAGACCTGCTACAAATGGCACATAAAATGCGAATGGATGAAATAAAGGCTCAAGCAGAACTTACAAAAGCCGAATCTACTCACATAAAAAACCAAACTAATGTCCAGATAAACGATGGAGTTCCATTTGGGCAGGGCAACTACGGAAAGTTGATGGAAAAATTGCTAAATGGAGGAGAAAAATAAGCCAATAGAAGAGGCTCTGCGCGAACATCTTACGCAGGAAAATCATAGACTCGATAGAATCGAAGAAAAGCTAGATAAACTTACTGATACAGTAGTTGCTTTAGCACGAGCAGAAGAAAAGCTCATAAACTTAGAAAAATCAAGACAAGACTTTGCCGACGCTATCGACAATCATGACGAGCGTATTGACGTCGTAGAAGGGAAAGTAACTTCTCTTGAGATGACAGCAAACATTGTATCAAAACTGTTTTGGATTGTAATAACAGTAGGTGCCGGTTATGTGGCAAGTAACTTTATTTAATGCCTTACAAAGTCTCAGGAAAAACAGTTTATGTCAAAAAGCGGGGTAGCTGGCGTAAAAAAGCTACTGCGAAAACGGCAGCCTCGGCAAAAAGAATGATAAAAATACTTCGAGCAGCCAAGTCGCGAAAGCGAAAGAGAAAGTAAATGCCTTACGGTAAAGGAACTTATGGTAATCGAGTAGGTCGTCCAAAGAAAAAGAAGCCGGGGAAGAAACGTGGCAAGAAGTAGACGACGAAGAGCAAAGAAAAAACCGGTACCTACAAATCCAAAACTTTATGCAAGAATAAAAGCACAAGCAAAAAGAAAATTTAAAGTGTATCCGTCTGCTTATGCAAATGGCTGGCTTGTAAAAACTTATAAAGCCCAAGGCGGTAAATACCGCATGGGGAAGAAATAATGGCAAGAAAACCTTCAGGCGGATTGTCAAAGTGGTTTAAAGAGAAGTGGGTAGATATTTCTCGACCAAAGAAAGGTGGAGGCTACAAGCCTTGTGGTCGAAAAACATCAAAGAAAGGTAAATACCCAAAATGTGTGCCAGCAGCAAAAGCTGCAAGAATGACAAAAGCTCAAAAACGTTCCGCCATTCGAAGAAAGAGAGCAGCAGGAAATCCAGGCGGAAAGCCGACATATGTAAGTACATATGCTCGCAAGAGACGAACAAGTGGCCGCAAAAAGAAGAAGTAAGAAACATCCTTCTTTGAAGCGTGCAGGCGTTTCAAAGTTTAATAAACCAAAGAGAACCCCGAAGCATCCAAAGAAGTCCCATATAGTTGTAGCAAAAGTAGGAAATAAAATAAAGACTATTCGATTTGGACAGCAGGGTGTAAAAGGGTCTCCTAAAAAGAAAGGCGAATCTGCTGCCTACGCAGCAAGACGCCGCTCTTTTAAAGCAAGACACGCAAAGAATATTGCTAAAGGTAAAATGAGCGCTGCATGGTGGGCCAATGTTACAAAGTGGTGAATGAAAACAAATATCAGGCGTGGATTGATTTGGCTACTGCAATTGATTCGTGGCGCCCTTTCCCACGCCTTTTTATTTCTGCTTACATTTATTTGCTTTATCTATCTTTTGACTGGTTTATTGCGTTGGAAGAGCCAAATACTCAACAAGCTGGGTTAATTTCTGTAGTTGTAGGAGCAGGTGCCGCATGGTTCGGGTTATACGTTAATTCAGGAAAGAAGGAATAGACCATGCCAACAAATACTCAGATACTTGACTACGAAACATTAAGAATTGCTCGAGGCTTAGAAAGCTTCGCAAAACCTTTAAATATTTTTGGCTACAATCCTCTTGTTGGAGATGTCTACATTCCTTTATGGGAAAATGCCACTCCTTATACTTTTCCTTCTTCTGCACTTATAATGACAGTTACTTCAAACATTGCAGATGCTGGTGCAGTCATTAAAATTTCTGGGCTCGACGAAAATTATACTCCTATTTTTGACACATTAACTTTAGACCCTACAGGAACAACAACTACTTCGATTCCTTTCTTTCGCATAAATGAAGTAGCTTGTATAAATGCAAATGGTATTGCATCTGGAAATCCTGCAAACAATGTTACTATCTCAAACTCCGGTGTTGTGTATGCAAAAATAAGAGGAGGCGAAGGCAAGAGCCAAGCTGCCATTTATACTGTTCCCGCAAACTACTCTTTTTATCTTATGCGTATAGATGCTTTTTGTGCGACCGCTCTGCAAAACAATCGTGAAATATTCTTTCGAAATTATGTTCAGTTAGCAAATGGCGTAGCATTTCGAGTAGCAGAAACTTCTTTTCTAACAAACATGAGCATACAAAGAAGAGTTCCTTTTCGCTACGGAGAAAAAACGGATATTCAGTTTCAACTAAGAGCAAGTGGAGGCACTCAATACATGAGCGTTTTTGGTGAAGGAATACTTGTAAAAGAAGGCAACTAATGGCAATCGAAATAAGTAGAAGAGATATAATCTCCGAAAAAATTGTAGAGTTTCAATCTGAAGATAGGTTTCTCAAACTTCCAGTCGCTCCTTATTTGGAGCTTCTCGGCATAAGTCCTCTGCCCTCTCAGATGGCAATTATAAATGCAGTAAACGACCCAAAGTATAGATTTGTCTGTGCAGCCGTATCAAGACGGCAAGGAAAAACGTATATTGCAAACATTATTGGACAACTTGTGTCTCTTGTTCCAGGTTCCAATATTCTTATTATGTCTCCAAACTATAACCTATCTCAGATTTCTTTTGACCTACAACGAAACCTTATAAAACATTTCGAGCTTGAAGTAAGACGAGACAACGCGAAAGACCGTGTAATTGAAATGGATAACGGGTCTACTATTCGTATGGGTTCAGTAAACCAAGTAGACTCTTGTGTTGGACGTTCTTATGACCTTATTATTTTTGACGAAGCGGCGTTGGCAGACGGCGAAGACGCCTTCAACGTAGCGCTTCGACCTACACTGGATAAAGATAATTCCAAAGCTATTTTTATCTCTACTCCACGAGGAAAAAACAATTGGTTCGCCAGGTTTTTTCAAAGAGGATTTTCTGATGAGTTTCCAAGTTGGGCCTCTATTCGAGCGACTTACAAAGATAATCCACGAATGTCTCCTGCGGATATTGAAGAAGCTCGAAAGAGTACATCCGAGGCTGAGTTTCGACAAGAATATGAAGCAGACTTTAATACTTATGAAGGCCAAGTATGGCGCTTCAATGCGGAAGAATGTGTAGCAAACCTGGAAGAGCTTGACACTTCTCGAATGGATGTATTTGCAGGTCTTGACGTCGGTTATCGAGACCCCACTGCTTTATGCGTAATCGGATATGATTGGGACGAAGAAAAGTATTATGTTCTGGATGAGTATTTTAATAGCGAAAAGACAACAGAGCAACACGCAATGGAAATTCAAAGGCTCATTCAAAAATGGGATATAGACTATATTTTTATTGACTCTGCGGCTCAACAAACTCGTTTTGATTTTGCGCAGCAATATGATATTCCAACAAATAATGCGAAAAAGTCCGTCCTCGACGGAATCGCGCACGTAGAAAAAATTGTAGATAATAATCAGCTTATTGTAGACCAAAGGTGTAAAGAAGTTCTTGGAGCATTAGACCAGTATCAATGGGACCCAAATCCAAACTTGCTGAAAGAAAAACCAAAACACAATATGGCCTCGCACATGGCTGATGCTTTAAGATATGGTTTATACTCTTTTGAAACCTCTTCTACGGGATTTTAATAATCACCTAAGCAAAAATAATCTTTGACAACGTAACCTACCCAAGCTATAATTCTGGTATAAAAATATGAAAAAGCCAATTGCAAGAAAGAGCAAGCACCTTAAAAGGGACCCAGTGAAATACATAAGAGACAAAGCAAAGTCTGCTTATGAAAAAGGGTCGGAGTGTTATATTTGTGGTAAAACAGACACTCTTGATTTTCATCACTTTTATAGTTTGAGTCCGCTTTTGGATAAGTGGCTAAAAGAAAAGCAAAAAATTCGTCCAGAGCACTATACTGATGAATATATAGTTATTTGGAGAGACGAGTTTATAGAAGAGAATTGGGCAGAACTGTACGAGCACACCGTAACATTATGCCACGAACATCACTTACAATTGCACTCAGTTTACGGACGAAACCCTGCGCTCGTAACTGCAGAAAAACAAATGCGCTGGGTAGACATACAAAGAGACAAGAATGGCATGGTATAATTTCGGTTTTGGCTCAAAGAAAGATTTGGATACAGAAGAGAAACTGAATCCAATTCAACCTTACTATGAGCGTCAAACAGAGCCTACACGAGAGTTTACTTTTAGCTATGAAAGGGCTTACGAAGACTTAGAAATAGTCAATCGTGGAGTAAACCTCATTGTAGATGACTGTGCCGAGATAAATGCAATTGTTCATTATGACAGTAGTTTTCCTGGCGTAGTAAAAGGTGTAAAAGGCAGTAAACTCAACACTCTACTAAATCGTGAACCAAACCCTTTTCAAGATATTTCCTCTTTTCGACGTAATCTGTTTACCGATTACTTGCTAGATGGAAATATCTTTATTTATTTTGACGGTGTTCATTTGTATCATCTTCCTGCATCGAAGATGACAATTCACGCAAGTAAAAGCACTTATATTGACCACTATACTTTTGATGGCTCTGGACACGAGTTTTCTCCAAACGAAATTATTCATGTAAAAGAGAACTCTTTCTTTTCTATCTATCGTGGAGTTTCTCGACTGAAGCCTGCTCTTCGCACAATGATACTTATGAAGAGTATGCGAGATTTTCAAGATAACTTTTTTAAGAATGGCGCTGTTCCAGGGCTCGTGCTGAAGTCACCAAACACTCTTTCAGAAAAAATTAAAGAAAGAATGATTCAGTCTTGGAGCGCTCGCTACCGACCAGACGCAGGAGGTAGAACTCCTCTTATTCTTGACGGCGGTATCGAAGTAGACGACCTTACAAAAATTAACTTTCGTGAGTTGGACTTTCAGGCTGCGATTGCGGAAAACGAAAAAATTATTTTAAAATCTTTAGGTATTCCTCCGATTCTACTTGATTCAGGAAATAATGCAAACATTCGACCTAATATGAGAATGTATTACTTAGAGACGATTCTTCCCATTGTAAAAAAGCTAAACTCTGCTTATTCAAGATTTTTTGGATTTAGCCTTGGTGAAGATATTACAGACATTCCTGCAATGCAACCAGAACTACGAGACCAAGCAACTTTCTATACTTCACTTGTAAATGCAGGAATTATTACACCAAATGAAGCAAGAGTTGCAATGAATTTTGATGAGCTTCCAGACGCTGACGAAATTCGTGTCCCAGCAAACATTGCAGGAAGCGCTGTAGACCCTTCACAAGGCGGAAGACCTACAGAAAGCACAGAAGGAGAAAATAATGGGAATTAGGCATAAAAAGACCATTTTAGCAACACTGCACGAACATTTTAAAGAATTTGAGCTACCTTTGGATATTGTATATAAGTCATATGCTCAGATAGTAGGCGTAAGAACCGCAGTAAGTCCTGTAGCTATTAAAAGAAGTTTTAAAGCCTGGAAGTATGCTCTTGCCGCCTTAAAAGCTAACTATCCCGACCTTGGAAAGAAAAAGACTCCGCTTCCTGTTGTAGAAAAGAAGGAAGAGCCTAAACCTCTTTCAGGCCTCGAAGCTCTAAAAGCGAAGAGTATGAAGAAGGAAGCTGATGATGAATAAGATTTTTAATCTTACATCTACTTTTAAATCTTTGGATGTTGATGAAGATGGTGGCGTTCACATTTGTGGAATGGCAAGCACCTCTGATTTTGACCGTGCCGGAGATACAATTGATGCAGAAGCATGGACAAAAGGAGGTTTAGCACATTTTGAAAAGAATCCTATTATTCTTTTTAATCACGACTATAACCATCCAATTGGTCGTGCTACAGGCGTTAAAGTAACTGATAATGGTCTTGAGCTAAAAGCAAAAATTTCTAAAAGTGCAAAAGTGCCTTCTGGCGCTGTTGCCGATCTTGTTAAAGACGGTGTCCTTGGAGCCTTTTCCGTTGGTTTCCGAGTCAAGGATGCTGATTATATTAGTGAAACTGACGGATTAAAGATTAAGGACGCTGAGTTGTTTGAGGTTTCAGTTGTATCTGTTCCCTGCAATCAAGCAGCTACTTTTTCGTTGGCTAAGTCTTTTGACTCTATGGAAGAGTATGAAGATTTCAAGAAACAATTCAAAAACAGTGTAGATCTAGCCGGTCAGTCTCTGGCTAAAACTGAAAATTCAGAAGTAGCTAGTGACACACCGGAAAGGGACGAAAACGTCCAAAAGGAGATCCAAATGTCTGAAGTAAATAACACTCCAGAAGTCGACCTGGAAGCATTCGCGAAGAAAGTAGCCGAAGAAACTGCTGCAAAAATCGCAATGAAGCAGGCCGAAGAAAAAGCTGCTGCTGAAAAAGCTGCTGCTGAAGCACAAGAAAAAGCTGCTGCTGAAGCAGAAGCCAAAGCTGCTCAGGAAGAAGAAGTTAAGTCTGCTATTAAAGTAGGCGTAGAGTCTGGCGCTGACCGTCTAATGGCTGACGTAGAAGCCAAGCTCGCCGAGAAAGATGCGAAGATTGATGAAGTAATCAAGCAATTCGCTGCTCAACTCGAAGAGAAGAACGAAGAAATCACCAAGATGCGTGAGTCTAAGCGTGTATTCGCTGACCGTGATGGCAAAGCCGACGTTTCTAAGTTCGAAAAAGAGTTTATGTATGCTCATATGCTCGGTGTAATGACTGGTAAAGGTTGGGAAACTGACTATGCTAAGTCTGTATTCGAGAAAGCTGGTGTAACTTACGCACCTGGCACCACTGCTGACCTTGCTAACGTAGCTACTGGTGTTTCTACTGCTATCGAGAAGGAAATCACTATGAACCTTCGTCTGGCTCAAGCATTCCGTGAAGTTCAGATTAACTCTGCTTCTCAGGTATTGCCAATCCAGCCCGATGCAGGTCTTGCTACTTGGCAGACTGGTCCCGTAAATGACGGCACTGGTAACCTTACCAAGCGCACCGGCGGCGGTCAGTATGGCTCTAATCAAATCGTATTGAAGGCTTTCCGTCTGATTTCTCAGACCTATATGGATAACCATGTAGACGAAGAGATTCTTATCAACCTTATGCCTATGCTTGTTGAGTCAGTAGCTCGTTCACACGCTCGTTCAGTAGACGCTGCTCTTTTAAACGCTGTAACTGGCACTGAAGGTTTTGACGGATTGATTGCTACTGCAGGTTCAAATGCTGTAACTGTCCTTGACAATACTGCATCTGCCGATACTGCTGTAACTTCTTCAGAGTTCCTTGAAGCTCGTAAGCTGATGGGTAAGTATGGCATGATGCCTGAAGACCTAGTATATGTAGTATCTCAGAAGCGTTACTACGACTTGGTTGCCGATACCGGCTTTGCTGACATTACTGACGTAGGTTCAGATGTTGCTACCAAGATTACCGGTCAAGTTGGTGCAATTTACGGCACTCCCGTAATCGTATCTGACAACTTTGCTGCTGAAGCAGACGGTGAGTCTGTAGGTCTTGCTGTTAATATTCGCAACTTTGTAATTCCTCGTCTGCGTGGTGTAAATGTAGAACAGGATTATGAGATTGCCAACCAGCGTCGTGTAATTGTAGCTACTCAGTCTTTGGGCTTTAACCAGCTCGTAGCTGACACTGCTAACGACGTATCTGTTGTTAAGCTGGTCCGCACCGACAGCTAATCCTTCTAAACTGGGGAGGTGAACCTCCCCAAGTTTTTACTAATTGATTTATTATGGCTGACCTAATTACATTAGATGAATACAAAAGCTATGAGTCTTTAGTTTCGACTAAGGAAGACTTTAAGCTGGAACTTTTAATTGCTTCTGTGAGTAAATTAGTAAAAACTTATTGTGGTAATAGCATTATTGACCATTATACTATTCCGAAAGTGGAGGAGTTTAGTGTAAAATGGAATACAAATTTTGTGCAGCTTACTGAAAGTCCTTTGATTAATGTATCTGCAGTAGAATCAAGAGATAACGAAGCATCTGCTTATCAAACTCTTACTTCGTCCCAGTATTATATAGATTATTCTACAGACTCCGTTTATTCTGTTGACAAAGCCTGGCCAAAAGGCTTTGGGTCTGTAAAAGTTACTTATACTGCTGGGTATGAAGATACTCCGCAAGATTTAAAACTTGCAGTAATAGATTTAATTCGTTACTATGCAAAAAACGAGTATAAAGAACGACAAACTTTAGCGGGTGCAACAATTGAAAATCCTTCTGCTGGCGCAAACAGCAGCGTAGCCTTTCCAGACCATATTAAGCGTGTTTTGGACTTGTATAAGAATTTCTGATGGCTTCAAAAGACTTAAAGGAAATGGCCAGCAGGCTTTTAGCAGATTTAGAAAAAACTGCAGATAAAGCTGAAAAAAGTGTAAGAAAAGAGCTAGAAAGACAAGAAGGACAAATTCTTATTATAAATAGAACAAGATTTTCTCTTTTATTAACGCAATTAGTCCCACGCCTGCGAGGGAAGAAAAATCAAAAGCTAAGAAATAAAATTTGGGATACTTTTTCAGATAGAGTTAAAAAATTAGAGAATAGAATATCCAAAGATACTTTAATAGATTTAAAAAATACTAAGCTACCAGGGCTCAGAAAAAATGATTATGTTTTTTATGTAAAAACTTATGCAACCGCACAAAGAGCAAAAGGTCAAATACTAAAAAAGGTAATTCAAGATGTATTAGAAAAGGAAGAAACCTTTGACTCTTTTACAGAAAAAGAAAGTTCTAACTTAAATTTACTAGGTGGTAAGGATAATAAATTTGGAGCTCAATTAGGTCATGAAGAGGCAGGGTATGGCGTTCCTACTTCAGGAGTTCGTGTAGCAAGATTAAAACAAATGTCAGGCGGAATTGCGGCAAATGTAAAAATAAAAAATATAATTGCAAAATACGAACAAACTCTTGGATTAAAAATCGACCATAAACAAATAATCGACGCCTCTTTAGGCCTTCAAAAAACCTATGTTCCAATATTGTCTTGGCAAAAAGCAATAGATAATAATACTCAATCTAGGCTAGAACAAAGCGCCTTAAATGCCTTAGAAGAAGAACTAAAAAACATTGCTAATTTAAAAGGTTCTACTTCTTTAAAAGACGGAATTTCTCAAGTATTGTTGTATGAAATTTCTCCTAAAAAAGCAAAAGTTACTGGAAAAAGAAAAAAGAGCATAAGAGAAAAGTCTTCTGGTAAAAGTAGTAAAAAGACTAACTCTAAAAAAACAGTAAAAGTCATACGAGATGACTCTATTGATGCGGCTTCAATACCAACATCAAAAGTAAAAAAATCGCAGTATTCTATGACAGCCTTACTAGGGGCTTTAAATCAGCAGCTACCAGGAGTAATAGCAAAAAATATGGTAAGTCCTCGCCTAAACTATCAAACGGGACGCTTTGCTTCTTCAGTACAAGTTACAGATATAGCAACAACCGCAAAAGGTTTTCCGAGCATAGGATATACTTACGATAAATATCCTTACCAGACGTTTGAGCCCGGGTATCGACAAGGAAGCGTAGAAAGAGACCCAAGAAAACTAATTGATACTTCTATACGAGAAATTGCCACACAATTTGCAATTGGAAGATTTTACACGAGAAGAGTATAAGGATGGCAAACGAAAGGTTATATACAAGTCGACGACAATCTATTGTAAAGTCTCTCGTAGAGGCGTTAAAAGCGATAGACGGAACAGGCTCCTTTGTAACAAATGTATATAATAATGTTCATCCTCGTTTAAAGTTTTGGGATGAAGTAGAAGAATTTCCAGCAATACATTTAAACGCAGGAAGCGAGACAAGAGAGTATCAAGGAGGTGGCTATAAAGATAGATTTTTGTCGGTTACCCTTCGACTTTATGTAAATGAAGAAGACGCAGTAGATGCTCTTGATAAGCTGATTGAAGATACAGAAACAGTTTTAGAAGAAAATTCCAGGCTTGCATACTTAGATAAGCAAGGAAATACTCAATATACACAACAAATTTCTATCGTTAGTATAGATACTGATGAAGGAGTTTTAGAACCTTACGGGGTCGGAGAAATCTTGATCGAGGTTCGTTACTGAAACGACTGACACGAATCAAAGGATTCACGTTCAAGTCTTTTCAAAGTTCATAGGAGATTTACTATGGCACAATCACTTTATTTCTCTCGCGACAGTAAACTTTATGTAGAGTTTTCTGAAAAATTGTGGGAAGTTCCTGTATTGGATGGATTTAGCTTTTCTCAATCTACTAATACATCTGATATTACCCTTAATGAAATGCAAGATTCAAGAGGTATAAGTCGAAGGGGTAGAAGGCTTTTTACAGACTCGTTGGCTCCTGCAGAGTGGTCTTTTAGCACCTATGTAAGACCTTATATTGAATCTGAACCTACCGAACACCACGCTGTAGAAGAAGTTTTATGGAATATTATGGCAGGTGCAGACACTTATGGAGCCGCTGGTTCTGCCTCAGGTATTATTGCAACTGCTACAAGTAATGACGAGGCAGGAGATAGAGAAGCAGGGACGTATATTTTAGACGCTTCAGATGCGACTACTGGAACTGCTGTAGGAACAGGCGCTTCTTTTGAAGTAGTTGTAGGAGTGGATGGTAATGCGGACGAGATAACTGTTTTAAACGGAGGAACAGGATACTCTCAGAATGAAACTTTGACTTTTCATGCCAGTTTAGTTGGTGGTGGCGCTGAAAATGTAACAATTTCAGTTGATACCTTAGATAGTGGTAGTAATTCTGCTTTTCATAGAACTACAAACCCTGACCCTAATTCTCCTTACGGAGATATTGTAGGCCTTCCTACTAATGCATATAATGCTATTAACTTTGGGCAGTCAAACAGGTCTGTTCTTGCTACTTGTAATTTGTATTTTGTAATGGAAACCAATCCTGAAAAACCAATGGTATATAAGTTAGAAAATGCACAAATTAATGAAGCCTCTATCGACTTCGAAGTAGACGGTATTGCAACTATTAACTGGAGCGGCTTCGCCAAAAATATTGTAGATATGCAATCCGCAGGTAGCGTAACTGTTCAAGAAGGCACTAATATTTCAGGAGCAACAGTAGGAGATGTGTATTTAAATTCTAGCGATGACTTAAAAATGGGAATTGCAGAAAGTGAAACTACTCTAATATCTGCAATAGATACAGCAGTAGATTCTACAAATACGTTTATTCGTAATCGTATTACTCAAATGCAGGTATCAACTACTGATACTACAGCTTTTCCTTCAGGAGAGTATAATCTTACCCTTACGGGAGGAAATATTACAATAACTAATAATATTTCTTACCTTGTTCCAGAAGAACTAGGTCAAGTAAACGTTCCTATTGAGGGTGTAACAGGAGGTAGAACAGTAACAGGAAACTTTACCTGCTATTTAACATTAGATACTACAGGAGCGAACAAGGGGACTTCTGTAGATTTGTTTAATGATATGACAACTGTAGGGAAGGGCTTAGATAAAGTAGTAAATGATTTCCAAGTAACTTTCCAAATCGGCGGCGGGGTCGCAGATACTCCTCGACTCTATGTAACCTGTCCGAAAGTTCATATTGAGGTTCCAACTCACTCAATTGAAGACGTAATTTCTGTAGAGACAGGCTTTGGTGCTTATACAGAAAATTTCGATGAAGCAGATGAGTTTACTCTTACCTACTTTGGTGTAACTCCTGTAGAAAACTAGCTACTTCAATAAACCCGCTTCGGCGGGTTTTTTATTACACCTAAGAAAAATTATTCTTGACTTTTCGTCTGGTCCAAAGTATACTATGTAGTATAAAAACTATAACCCCCAAGAAATTTATTTATGAGGATTTTATGAGCGATTCACCAATTTCACTTTCATCTTTAATTACTCCAAGTAAAACCGTTACTCTTGATTTTCCAGGTTTTAGCGGTATGACGGTAGACCTATGTTATTTAGGCCGAGAAGAGTTACTCAAGCTGAGAAAAAAGTGCGTAACTACAAAGTTTGATAAAAAGACACGCCAGCCAGAAGAAGTTTTAGATGAAGAGAAGTTTTTAGTAGAATACTGCTCTGCAGTAATTAAAGATTGGTCTGGACTAAAATATCGTTACCTAGAAGAGCTTCTTTTGGTAGATACCTCTAGTCTTGACTCCGAAGACACACTTCCTTATACGCAAGAAAATGCGGAAGTACTTATGAAAAACTCTTCTGTTTTTGATACTTGGGTAACAGAAACAGTAGGAGACTTGGAAAATTTTACGAAGAACAAGTAGCTGAAATAACAAAGCTGCTTGAAAAATATGTAAAATCTTCTTCTCAGATAGATTTAGATAAGTATTTAAAGCTGTGTGAACAACTGGGACAAGAGCCAGACCCTGCCAAAATGCCGCTGAGCCTTTCTGATTTCCCAGAAGAGGTTCAAGTGGCATTTTTTGTGTTTTCTTTTTTACCTGACCATTGGGAAGGAATGTCTGGAACCTATATGGGAAAACACTGGAACGGGGTCGAGTATATTTTTGAACTTTACGAAATTGAAAACCCAAAAGTTGTATTATATTTTATGAAACTCTATGAGAACATATTAGTAAACTATAGAGCGGAAGAGGCAGAGCGTAAACGAAAAGCAGATGAGCGAAAAAGCGGTGGAGGAAAAAACTACACCCATAATGTGAAAGGCTAATGGCAAAGAATAAGGTTGAAGTCGACGTCAGAGTAGACGATAAAGGCACTACTAAAAAAACCGCTTTTGAAGCTAAAAAGCTAGGCAAGGAGCTGGATAAAACTACGAAAGCTGCCGGAACCGCAGATAGAAACATAAAAGGCACTGCTCAAGCGTCTGCAAATGCTACAAAAAACTTTTCCAAAATGTCTCAAGGAATGGGCGGCCTTGTTGGGGTTTACGCTACTCTTGCAGCTCAAGTTTTTGCGGTAAGTGCGGCGTTTCAGTTTTTAAGGAGTGCTTCTGAAACAACAAATCTTATTAAAGGCCAAGAAGCTCTTGGAGGAGCTACAGGCGTAGCATATAAAACCATAACAAATAGTTTAAAAGAAGCAACTGATGGACAACTTCAGTATGCAGAGGCTGCTCGTGCAGCGGCAATTGGTGTTTCTTCCGGCCTTAATCCTGAGCAACTAGAACGTCTTGCAACTGCGGCAAAAAATGTTTCTTTTGCCTTAGGCAGAGATTTAACAGACTCTTTTAATCGCTTAGTAAGAGGTGTAACAAAGGCTGAGCCAGAATTACTAGATGAACTTGGAATTACGCTAAGACTGAAAGATGCAACTGAAGAGTATGCAAATGCAATTAATAAAAAAGCCGATGATTTAACTCAGTTTGAAAAGTCGCAGGCAATTGTAAACAATGTTTTAGATCAAGCAGAACAAAAGTTTGCTGCGATTGAAAAAATTATGGACCCTTCTGCAGCAGCTCTAAATAACTTTTTAGCGAGTTTTGACTCTTTAATAAACTCGTTAAAAATAGGAATAACAGAAACACTTACTCCTATATTTGCTTTTTTATCGGAGCAAACATTAGCTTTAACTGCGAGTTTAGGATTATTTGCTCTTCCTATTTTAAAATTGATTCTTCCTAGTTTTGACGACTGGAAAAAAGCCGCAGAAGATTCTATTGGAAGACAGCAAGAGGTGTTAGACGGTTTAAATAAGAAGTATGAAGAAACTCGATTAAACCTTAAAAATCTTGGAAAGGACCAGACTCAAGCATTGAAAGACAATGCAAAAGCATCCAAAGATGTTTTTAAAAGTTTAAAAATTGATACTTCAGGAGCAACTGAAACAGGTAGAAAAGGCGTAGACTTTTTAGCTGGAGGAGCAACATCAAGAGCTGCAGAAGCAAATGCTGAAAAAATATTAAAAAATGCAGAAAAACAGTTAAAAGATTCTTTAGAAGTTCGCTCAGGATACTTAAAAGGAGCAAATAAACAACAAGTAGCAGATTTAAGAGCTTCTTACGAACAACGAAAGCGGATTTTACAAAACTTTGAAAAACAGCACGGAAATACTTGGAAAAAAGCAGAGCTTCAAGTTTCTTCTTATACTACAAAAGCTCGTATTCAGCTATCAAGACTTCAAAAGACTACAGCAAGAGTATCAAAAGCGATAAATAAAAGTCTTTCAACGGCTTTTAGAGTTGCCGGGTTTATAGGTATTGCTCTTCTTATTTTTGATTTAGGAAAAGCTGCATATGAGTTCTTTTTTCCTATTTCAAAAGAAGCAGAAAAAGCACAAGAGGCTGTAGAGTCGTTTACTGAAAAAAGTAAAACCTTAAACGAAGAGCTTGATAGAATGTCTCAAGTTAGAGCGGACATTACTCTACAAGGGTTACAAGAAAGAGTTATTGCGCTAGGAAATGCATTTAACTCAGCAAACTTAGTTCAAAGGTTTAGAGAGTTTGATGCGCTTGACCCGAACACAGAAGGCTATAAAGAAGCAAGGTTAGAAATAGAAACTACTTTAGAAGTTCTTTCAAAGATGAGCCCTGAATTTGCAAAAGCAACAAAAAGTTTGGACTTTAATAACTTGTCCGAGTCAGGAGCAGAGCTTTTTAATATTGCAAATGGTTTTGCAGAAGTTGCGACTGCCGCGCAAAAACTACCAGAGACTTTACAGGGTATAACACTTGAGCTAACGAGGCTTGCAGGCTCCGGAAAAGCCATAGACCCTACCGTAAATTTAAGAGCGGGCTTAACTCAAGGAGTCGAGCAGTCAAAGACTTTAGTATCTGGACTACGAAACGAAATCCAACAGCTTGAAGGGTTTTCTAGTGCAGAGACGGATAAACTGCGTGGAGAATTAGAAACGCTTCAGGGAAGAGACGCAAATACCTTTGGGACTGGAACAACATCGTCAAACATAGCACAAAAAGAAGCGGCAGTAGCAAAAAAGAGAGCAGAGCTATTATCTTCTGAATTAAAAGATAGAGAGGCTACAACGAAAGCTTTAAAAGCTGCAGAAAAAGAGTTAGAGGCCGCAGTAAAACAACAAGAATATTTAAATGCTCTGTCTATTGAATTTGAAAAAATTTCAGGAAAGTTAATAGAACGACAAAATAAGATAAATACATTAAAAATAGAGCAAGCAAAAAATCAAACTCTTGGAATAACAATAGAAGACAAACTGAAAAATTTACAAAATGACCGAGTGTCTTTAACGGTAAAAGAGCTTGAAGCTGCAAATAAAGTTGAAGCTGCTAGAGCCGCTTCTAGGGCCGCCGAAAAAAGCGGAAGTGAGGAGCAAAAGAAAGCCGCAGCAGCATCGGAGCAAGCAGCTTTAACCCAGCAAGATATAACACTCGCTCAAAATGCTCTTGAAGAACGAAGGCTTAAATTAGAAGAGCAAAAACTAAACTTTCAAAAGGAATTGAATACTTTAAAACGTCAAGAACTTCTTGCACAGGAGTCGTTAAACGAAGAGCTTATAAAGCAGCAAAGAATTTCAAAAGGTTTAACAGCCTCTTTCGGAGTCGCCCAAGCGAGAGAAGCGGATAAAGCTTTAGGTGATGTTTTAACAAAACGTTTAGAAACTGCAAGAAAACAGCAAGCTCAAGCAGCCTCTGAGTATACAGAGATATTAGGGCGAAGTATAGGGCCGAATGCAACTGCAACAGAACAAGATGTTTTAAACGCAAGGTCTTCTTTTGAGGCTTCAAATAGAACACTTAAAAACTTATTGTTAGACGTTGAAGCCTACAGCAGAAGAAATGAAATTTTTGTAAATGGAGTAAGAGCGCAAACAGAAGAGCTTCGCCTCCGTCAACAGTCCCTATCTCTTAACCCTGCAGAGCAAAAATACAACGAGCTTATAAATGAAGCAAAGCTAAAAGGATTAAAACTTACAGAAAAAGAGAAAGAAAAATTACGAGAACAAGCCCAAGCACAGGTAGAGCTAAATGCTCAAATCGAAGCCCAAGAAGGACTCTATAACTCTATTGAGTCAAACATGACATCGGCGTTTAGCTCTGTAATACAAGGAACGATGACTGTAAAAGATGCTTTTAAAAATATGGCTGTTTCCATATTACAAGACATTGCAAATATTATTGCAAAGCAGCTTGTTTTAAAGGCTATTATGGGAGGGCTTGGAGGTTTGTTTGGTGGAGGAGCCACAGGAGCTGATTCTTTACAGTCAACCACCGGATTCAGCGGAACTGGAGAGTGGGCAAGCCTAACAGGAAACTTGACAGGCCGTTATGGTGGTGTTTTTTCTAACGGGTCAAAAATGCCTGGATATGCTGTAGGCGGTATTGCAAAAGGCCCGAATGCAGGATATCCTGCAATGTTACACGGCACTGAAGCTGTTGTTCCTCTTCCAAATAATCGCTCTATTCCTGTAGATTTAAAAGGAGCAGGCCAGCAAAACAATGTGACTGTAAATGTAGCTATCGATAACGAAGGCAATGCTTCTCAAACTTCGCAAGCAGATTCTAGCCAAGGAGAGAACATAGGTAAATTGGTAGCTTTTGCAGTACAAAAAGAACTACAAAATCAAAAACGTTCAGGAGGGATACTTAACCCATATGGAGTTGCATAAATGGCAAAAAGCTATAAAATACAAATACCTATAACTACTACACAGGAGGGAACTATTGCTTATAATACCGATGGGGGGACATTAACCGATTTTTGCGTAGACAAAAATCTTTCTAAATCTACAACTCAAAATGTACTAAGAGTGAGTTTTGGAGACGGCTATGAACAAAGAGCGCCAAATGGAATAAATATCCAACAAGACACTTATAACGTTTCTTTTATGAATAGGCCTTATGATGAAGTTCAAACAATTGAGGACTACTTAAATGACAATGCATATAATTCTTTTCCTTTTTATGTAGATGAAGATATTATTTCAGTAGTTTGCAATAGCTTTAACATTACTTATGTTTATGAGGAAGTATATAGCCTATCCGCCGAATTTAAGAGAGTTTATGAACCATGAGTGATATAATAGCAAAAGATACAGAGTCTTTAGAGGTTTCCGAAGACGGAGCTGTTATTTCTTTATTTGAAATTTCATTTCCAGATACAAATAATATTTTGTATTTTCATCCAGAAAACACTTCCGAAAGTATTATATTTGATGGAAAAACCTATGAAGCTTTCCCTATAGGTTTAGAAGGTCTTGAAATTTCTTCGGAAGGAGCTCAAACTAGACCAACTTTAGTAATCCCAAACGTAGAGTCTCTTTTAAATAGCAACTCCACATTTCGAACAGCTTTAACAGATTTAGGAACCGCAAAGTTTGTTTTAGATGACCTAATAGGAGCAAGAATAACAAGACGTAAAACACTTTTTAAGTATGTGTATGTAGGAGACGAGTCAGAATATGACTCACAAAATGCTCCTGCTGCCCATGAGCTGCCTAAAGCCGTGTATATAGTAGATAGAATATCGGCTAAAAGCGATATAGCAGTGGAATTAGAATTAGCTTCTCCTTTTGACCTCTCAGGAACTAGAATTCCTTCAAGAAATGTTATAGGTAAGTACTGTCCTTGGCTCTATAAAGGATACTCACCTTCGACTAGTGATGTAGCAAGTGCTTGTACGTGGAGAAACACTGAACAGATACAAGGAGAAAATGAAAATATTTACACATTATTCTTTAACTCTTTTGATGAGCCTGTTGTAAGCTTAAGTGCGGCCAATGCTTTAAATAGCCCAGTATATAGCGGAGCATTGTCTTATAATAAAGGGGACTTTGTGGTATTTAATGGCGGGCTATATGGGGCAAAGTCTGATGTTCCCGCTAGTATATATATAA